CATCTGAGTTGAATACTCAGAGCGAACGTCGTAGTGATTCTTGGCTTCATCAATATCTGCGATGAAGACATTGCTCACCAACTTGTCATCAATCAGCACAGTTGCTTCTGCGTGCTTGATGGCGTTACCTGTCAGTTGAGTGCCAGGCGTATGATATGAAGTTGAGCTGAGGCCAATAATTGGGAACTGCGCACTTTTGCCTGATGCAATAGTGCGGCTGACGTGCAGATTTTCGAAGATTGTATTTTTACGGAAGGCAGAAAGTACCTCCCCTGCGAACACCTTCAGAAAAAGTGCGTCGTAGCCGGTGCCAGTGTTGTTGACCAGGCCAAGCCTGGAAGCGGTGAAGTTAGCCACAGTTTGTGTCTAATAGGTTTTACTACCTGTCACCACCACCTTCACAAAGGGTGTCCTCCGCAGAGGGCCAGAGCTTCCGTGAGAGGGTCTAGGTAACAGAAATATACCCAAGAAAAAACCCCTGGGTAAACCAGGGGCCCCTCTTCATGCTCGACCTACATCTTAAAAGACGTTTGACCGAGAGAGCTTTTCCTCCAGCTTTCTTCGGTATGCCGGATCTGTCTTGTACCGAGGATCCTGCATTGCTTCGACCAGCTGAGCTGTTGACTCAAACTTGGCCTCGCTAGTGCGGGAGGAGCGACCACCGACAAGACGCGGCTCGACGCCGGTCTGTGATGAGTAGCGGCTCTGCAAGCCAGCAACTGCAAAGCGGACCTGGTCCATGTCGCTAGAAGCAATCGACTTGTTAAAAGCCTTTTGCTCGCCTTCTGACAGGTTTTCGCCAGCCCACTGGATCATGTCCTGATAGGCCTGCTCACCACCAAACTCAGACTTGATCTGCATGACCTGCTGTGCAGCCAGCGCAGAGTCCTGCGACTGCTGGAACTGCAAGCCAGACAGATAGGCGTCGACCATGTCACGGGCGAAGCCAGCATTGCCGAGCTCGTTGTAGTCGTCGTCTGACAACTGGCCGGTTTCCTGCCAGCGGCTGTTCATGTTTTGGAAGTCAATTCCAGCCTCAGTCAGGCGTGAGCCGATGTATTCCCCGTAGATAGAATTGGCATCGGGAGCATCGTCGGACTGCTCGGCTGGCTCTGCTTCCTCAGCAACTGCCTCGGGCTCTGGCTCCGGGCGGTTGCGCTCGCTTTCAAGCTCCTTGTAGCCCTTGACCAGGTCGTCAACGGTTTTGTACTTGCCAGCAAGAAGTGGCTCCTCGCCCTGTACCTGAATATCGCCTTCAGGAGCTTGCTCCTGATCGGGCGCCATTGCGGGTGCGGGATCACTTTTGATGGTAATTGCTTCAGGCATGTGCTCTCCTTATTTGATCTGGATAACGCCGTTGTCATCAACAGTGACAACAGGCTTTTCTACCTCAACAACCTTGCGCTCAGGAACTTCACCGATCTGAATAACTTCGTACTCAGCCGGCGGCTCCGGCGATGCCGGCGGGCCCACTAGGGATTCCGGTGTCTCCGACTGCGTCTGGGAGGGCGTTGGGCTGGGGTCCGGGGACTCCGCCTTCTTCCGTGAACTGGGGGCCATAAGTAGCTCCTGGTTGGGTGTAGTTCTTGGCAATTTGTGCAGCGGCTGGGGACTTCATCATGTCCATCAGCTGTTGCTGCTCCATTGACTGCTGCTGCGCTTGTGCAGCAGCTTCCGCTTCCTGTTGTAGCTGTTCTTTTGTTTTAACCAAGTTCGTTGTATCAATCGAGCCGCTGGCAGCCAGGCGTCGCAGCGCCTCATCGACGTTGATGTATTGCATCATCACCTCAGGGCCAAGTGTGCTCTGGGCTGCTGTAATGAATTCGATCAGCTTGTTGCGGTCATCTCCACGGCCAATGGCTTCGAGGCCTGTTACAGGCTTTGGATTAACCAGTGGCTCGCCGCTGCTGCCATTCGGGAAGGCAGGCAGCTTGCGTTGCTTGTTCAGAATGTGCATCAGCCTGCGCACCAACGGCAGTTGCAACTCTTGCGTCAGGATGGAATACAGGCCGCCAATTGACGCCTCTAATTCTTGGCTCATGTAGCGGATTTCCTCCGCTGTCACACGTTCACCTGGGCGCTGAATTGCAGTGTTGAGCATGAACGCAAACTGCAAACGACCCTCAATGCGGTCGATTGTTGCGCTTGCAATCTGCAAATCTTGCCCTTTTTGGCTCTGGATAACTGTGACGTCTTGAGCATTGCCCTGCACGATTGCGCCATTGGCTGCACTGGCCAGCGTGCGGGGGCGGGTGGTGCCGTTGGGATTGACCAAAAACAGGATCTTGGCCGCAGCAGCACTGCCTTCCAAGACCGCCTGATACAGCGACTCCAGCGCCAACAGATCGCCGTAATACTGCTCAACGTATGAGCGACCGTACTCTTCGGTGTCCGTGCGATCGAAACGAAGGGGAATCCAAGGGCTGTTCTCCTCAGAGCTCATGCCATGAGTGCCTGGGATCTCGCGCCCCTTGCACTCCTGATACCAGTGGCACTGCCCGTCGTAGAACTTGACGCAGGTGTAAATCTTCAGCGTCCGCTGCGCCGGTTCGTCTTCGTCGTATTCATCGTCCTCATAATCCTCCTCCGAGTCGATGAACCCCGTGGGAAGGGCCTCTGGGTAGACCTCTTCCTCAACCACAATCTCAGTGACGTGGCCCATAGGGTCACGCACAAGCACATAACGATCCAGATGGATAACTCGTATTCCTTCTTCGGAGACGTACAGCAGGGCGTTGCCGCCGACGAGCAGATGCTTAAAGGCTTCGTGCAATGAGGCGCGGCCATTGGCCAGCTCCATTACTTGCATCACTGCATGCTCAACCTTTACCAGCGCGCTGTCTAGTTCGGTTTTAATCTCAGGCCCTGCCTGCTCAATGCGCAGCGCGAGGCCATCAACCTCCAACTTGAAAAACGCACTGTTAGGCGGAAACAAGGTGATAAGCAGGCGGTTTGCCAGGTAATTAACCCCGCGTGCTCCAAGGCTTTGGTATGGCGTTTTGAAGCTGCCGTGATCGCCGTAGTTCTCGTCTGGAATAAGGCCAGGCAGCGTGACCTTGCTGCAATCACGAGCACGTTGCAGGAACGGCGAGCGGTTGCCACGCAGCTGCTCATAGCGCGCTGCAGCTGAGCGCCCACTACGGCCGTAATCGCTGGGCTGGCGATCGACCTTGCTAGTCAGATTCAGGCGCATCTAATTATCCGGGGATGGACAGGCCGCCTGAGCCACCTGCAACACTGGTGCGGAAGCGACGGCGGCCCATGCCCGAGCGCTGTGCGCGAGGTGCAATAGCCAATGTTTGCTGCTGTTCCATCCCGCCACCTGCTGTTTCGTTAGGGGCGTACAGAGGATCTGTTGCCGAAGGCGGTGGCGGCACAGCGGCAGCGGCAGGGGCCGCAGCAGCAGCTGTTGGTGCAACTGTCGGCGTTGCAGGTGCAGCTGCGGCTGCTGTTGGTGCAGACCGCGCTGTAGTTTCTGCAATCGGGTTAGGCGCAGGAGGAGGCGCTGCTTGCGCTGCTGCACGCTGCTCTTCGTAGCGCTGTTGTTGTTGCTGAAGCTGCAGCTCAAACTGACGCCTTTGCTCAGCCATCTGCTCACGCTGGAGCCGCATCTGCTCTTCATGGCGACGTTGCGCAGCCCTTTCGCTGCTTCTGCTGCTACCGCCACCACCGCCGCACATGGTTACTCCTCGTTGATTTGCTCAGAATAAACGGCACGCAACATGCGAACCACACTGCGTTGCCCCACATAAATCCATATCTGCCGATCAGTCCAGTCCGCTTCTGGACATTTCTCCGGGTACTGCTCGTCGAGACGCCTCAGGATTGATTCATCCAACCCTGGCCAATCGCTTTCATCGCGCATACGGATCCTTCGGAAATACCTGACAGCCTTCGACGTCGAACGGTAGCTGCTCCCAGCAATCGCACAGGCTGGCTACTTCAAACGCATCCTCTGCGCTCTTGGCCAGCACGACTGTCTGATAGCCGCCTTTGGCCATGCCACCCCACTCTCCCAAGAAACCGGAAGGCAGCCGCACGACGTAAGGCTTTGGCTTAGCGACCTGCGAGCTGGATCCACTCTTCTGCATCTGAGCGTCCCATCTGATCCAAGGGTATCCCCAATACCTTTGCGTCCAACGCCCCTTGAATGTTTCCCATATACGCTTCCATTTCGAGGTCCCATAGCTCGGCCTGGCGCTCCTTAATTGCTCGATCTTCATCAATAGCCAGCGACTCATTCCAGTACTGAATAGCCCCCGCCAGGGCGTCGAGGCGGTCGTCATGCTGTAAGCAATTTCTTTCGACCGTAATATGCGTCAGTTGATGGAACAACTGGTAGGCCAGGGCTGTTTCAATCGACTCGTCGTCCCTGCTGCGGCTGTCGCGCTCAATGACTGAGCGGTTGACCACCAGGCGGTGCTGGTTCATCACCGGCTCCAGCGCATTGATGATGCGCCGCTCCTTCTGCATGTTGCTCCGCACCGGCTCAACCGTGCAGGGGTGGTACTTACGCAGAAAAGGCTGCAGCAGGCTCTGCAGCATGCCCTGACCGAACTGGTCCTCCAGCAGGATCAAAGTCACCTGACGGCGCTTTGCGGCCTTTGCTAGGCCCTCTAGGACCTCGTCTGAGTAGCCATCGGTGTATGCACCAACCTCTAGGACGTACAGGTTGCCGTTGAGCTGACCGACGATCGCGTAGGCCGTCTCGTCAGTGCCTTTGCCTGAAGGGTCAACAAACATGACGCAGCCATCAAGCTCCAACCAGTCGCCGTGGATGAACGCTGGCCGGTAGTAGTAGTCGCCGCTAAAGCCGACCGACGGCAGATCTGTGATGCGGTACTCCGCTCCTGCTGACCACACCACCTTTTCGGGGACGTGGTCGTCGACCTCCAACACCATGAGGTCCGAGACACGCAGCGGAAAACGCTGCAGGTCAGACAAGGTGGTATCCAGCTGGAACTGCAGGGTGAACTGCGAGCGGCCATAGGACGCTTCACGCTCCAGCAAGTCCAGGTCAGAAAACCTGCCGGGGTCCGTCGGCTTGTTTGGGCTGCTGTCACAGCCCTCCAGAATCATTGGCGCCAGGGCATCGCCGTACTTAGCCGGCTTTTCGGGATACCTAGCCGGCCAGATGCGGCAGTCGTAGCCGCGCATGCGCAGCTTGTTGTAGACGCTCTCCT